TCCATCCGCTTATGCGAATGGTTGGGCCGCCAAGTGGTACAAAGGAAAAGGCGGTGGTTGGAAGAAAGCAAAATGAGATCATTTAGAAACTTTGACGAAGATCTAAGAAACTGGTTTAGCAAATCTCATCCTGATGGTGGATGGAAAAGAGTGAACACTAAAGGTGAGGTTGTTGGTGATTGTGCTAGGGATGATAAAGATGGTGATGGAAAAGGTGACGGACCTAAACCTAAATGTATGTCAAACAAGACAAGAGCAAAACTTTCTAAAAAAGAAAAAGCATCCGCCGCAAAGGCAAAACGTAAACACGATCCAAATCCAGACCGCAAAGGTGATCCGATACTCGTTTCATCAATTAAAAAAGGCGGTAAGAGACTAATTAAAAAGTAAGGGAGCCATGCAAAGTTTCAAGAATTATTGCGAATTTGACGAATGTTGGACAGGATATGTTCAGAGAGGTATGAAAAAGAAGGGAGACAAAATGGTTCCCAACTGCGTACCTGCAGGTTCAACATCAGAAGAAGTAGAAACTACTGATGAAGCCAGGTTGCCTGCAGGTAAAAGTAAAGCGGCTAGATTATTTAGACAAGGACAAAAACAACAGGATTGGAGAAGACAAGCAAAGGCCGATGAACTCAGAGATAAAGCAAATAAAGCCCGAGCGAAACGAATATATGATAAAAAAAGTCCTGCAGAGAAACAAGCAGATGCGGATTGGGCCCGAGAGAGGGGCGATCATGCAAGATCTCAAGGCGCCGATCACGGCGCTTTCATGGCCAGGATTAGAGGTCCACATCAAGAGAAATAAAAATGAAAACATTCAAGCAATATATAAACGAAGCAGAATATCAAGGAAGACAAGTTAAACTTGGAAAACCTATGGCTGGTGATGTTAAAAAATCAAAAGTATTTGTAAAAAATGAAAAAGGTAATGTTGTCAAAGTTAATTTTGGCGATAAAAACATGACAATCAAAAAAAATATTCCAGCGAGAAGAAAATCATTTCGGGCTCGCCATAACTGCGACAATCCAGGACCACGCACAAAAGCAAGGTACTGGAGTTGTAAAGCCTGGTAGGAGAAAAAAATGCTTAATACACTTCATGACGGACCATTTACACAAATGAAAGAGCAGGGTGACATTCATGTTCATCACTATTCAAAAGGTGAAAACCCTGACGATAAAAAGAAAAAAGAAAAAGAAGCCAAAGCCAATGGAAACGGTAATGGTGATGCTAATGGAGCACCTAAAGAAGAGGAACAACAGGCTCCGCCTCCTCCAGAAGATCCAGGTAATCCTATGGCAAAATTTTCTAAGGACGAAGTGGAACGTATTAGAAGCATTCTAAAAAAAGAAAAGGAAGAAAAAGAGAAAGAGACCAAACTCGATAAGAAATCAGAAAAAGTGAATACAAAACCAAAAATGAAAGACACAAAGATTAGTGAAAATATGAAAAATAAAGAAGGTCATTCATTTGTTATAAGTGATAGAGATGTTAAAGGAAAAAATCAAGACAAAGTAAGGATGCACGTACAAGATAAAAGTGGTAAGAAGATCAAAGATTGGGGATCTCATGTTTCAGTAGATAAGGCAAAAAATTTTGCTAAGGCAAGAGGATTTAGTGAAACTTTTGATGCTAATAAAATGAAAGAACTAGCAAAAAAAGATAATTTTATTGCTATGGCTATGAAAAAGGATAAACCAGAAACAGTTTTTAATACTCATGTGCGTGGAGATCGTGCTATGACTAAAAAATATATGGGCGAAATGTCTGCCGATCTAGCATATAGAGCAATGGACAAAGCAGATAAAAAAAGCAGAGGAGAAATGTCAGTAATGGATCCTAAAAGAGCAAGAAAAAAAGCACAACAAGCAAGAAAATTTGCTGATTATTCTATCAAGAAAACTCTTAGCAAAGAAGAGTTTGATCATGCACACAATCAAGCACTTGAAGAAAATGCAAAAAGAGATCTCATGGCATTTGGTGCAAAACTAAAAGGATACTCTGATAGAAGTGGTGGTATTGATAAATCATATTTTGAGAATATTGCAAAGAAAGCGATGGCTGGTATCATGCCAGGTGCGAAAGATATTGAAGGTGATACGGATCCAAGAGATTTTGTACTTGACATGATGAACCGCACATTTCCAAAACAAATAATGAAACAATATAAGGGACTTTCACCTTCATTTGATAATTACTTGAATATGAATTATGATATTCATGATGAGGCATATGACATGAAAATACCACCTTATGCTAATAGAAAAACTGCTCAAGCCGAGAAAAAGGCAAGAGAAGAAGCACAAAGAAAAAGAGCAGGATTAGATGAAGTTATTAAGAAAAGTTGGAAAAAAGGAACTTATCACGTAAAAGATGCGGATGGTAAAATCCATGGTACGTACAAATCAGGCTCACATGCTTCTAAAGCAATGCATAAACTTATGGATAAAGGCGATCATAAAGAATTAGAGGTATCAAGGGCTAATGAAGAACTTGAACTTGATGAAGCAAGAAAGTCTGATTACCAACTCTATCATAAAGATTTCTCATCTGCTATGCAACATGCTTATGCGGTTGCAAAGAAAAGAGGATACACAGTTGATCCACAAGAGATTGACAACAAAGTTGCAACAGGTCCAAGAAAACCTTCTAGCGGTAAAACAAATCGTTATATCCTAGGTACGGACAAGAAGCAAAACTTACATGTCCAGGTTGCAAACCTAGATAACAAACGATACGAACTCAATATGTATATTGAGGAAGTAATTCCAGAGGAGACTAAAATGATTCCAACCAATGAGAAAAAATTGGATCCTGTCGGCCAAGAAGATGGTGATGTCGATAATGATGGTGATAAGGATTCGTCTGATAATTATCTTATGAAACGCAGAAATGCAATCAAAAAGGCAATGGGTAAGCGTAAGACAGGTATGAAAGAAGAACATCAACTTAATACGATGTCTGATGGTGCTTTTACATCTGCCGATATGCTTGCACAAACATACCTTTCTATGTCTCGTGATGAGCAAATTCAAGTAACAGAAGTTACTAATGAAGATCTTAATGAAGAAAATATTGACGAAGTAGAATCCGCATATGCTAAACAAATTGCTGACTATAAAGCCAAAGGTGGAACAGTTAAGAAATATACTGGTCCTGACATGAAAAAAGTTAAAAAAGCAACTTCAGGTTTTAAGCAAAAACTTGCAAAGACGATGAAAATTCATTCTGATCAGGATGAAAAAGAAAAAGCAGAAAAAGAGGCTAATAAGCAACAGGATGAAGGTCATTCTATGCCAATGGACAAAGGCAGTGTAGCAAAACGTGTAAGCATGTTTAAGAAACTTAGAGATAAGAAAGCATCTCAAGGTTATCAAAAAACAGGTCTTGCTAATGAGGCATACGGAGATTATAATGATGACAGAGCAATGGCGGCTCAAAAAGCACAAATGCCAGGATCTCTTGGAGGTAAGCATAAAGATAAGTCAAGACCTACGTATACTACTCAGGTGACGAAACAAAAGTCTCAATATCATGCAAAAGAAGAAACAGAAGTGAATGAAATTTCTGATAGAAAAATACAGAAGGCTATTGATAAGGGACGTAGAATACATGGGTATGCCCATGATCCAAAACTTGGTATGGGAAAAGCAGATAAAGCATATGGGGATAAAAAGAAAAAGCAAGCCGACAGAATGGATGATAAACTGAGTGATAGAAGAGACAATAGAGAATTGAAAAGACATGGTCGTTTTCTAGAACCAGGTGAGCAAGGTTATAGTAAAGCAAGAGATGACCTTGGGCACAAATACAGAGCAAGAGAGATGAAAAAAGAAGAATCAGAAGTGAATGAGATTTCTGATAGGTTAGCCAAGAGAGCAATCAATAAGGCACATGCGGCATCCCAAAGTGCTTTATCTCGTGGAGATAAAAAGTTATCTCGTAAAAGGGCGAACCAAAGAGATAACATGACAGATATGTTGGCTGACAAACAAGATAGAAGAGAATATGAGAATCCAGGTAAAGGTAAATACAGAAGAGATACCGTTGCACAAATGGGCCGTCACTATGAAGAAGTCTCAAAAAATGTCAGTAAGTTGAATAAAATTCAAGAGAACAGAAGACTTGAGCGTAATAAAGTTGTTGCTGATGGTCAAGGTGGTGCTGGTGAAGTAGGTACAGATGAACTTACAAAAAATTATCAGCAGAATACACCAGGGCAACCAAACGAGTTGATCAGAGAAAGTTCAGTTGTTGTTAATAGTCAAGATATGTTTAAGAGATTTGAGGATATGGTAAGTTACATGATGGGTATTTCTGTAACACATCCTGAAAGTTTTCAGATGTTTCCAATTGGAGAATCTGGTAGAATGAGATTAGAATATGAACATGGACCTCTCGCTACAATTTGTGAAACAGATGTTATCAATTTTTTTGGACCAAACGTTGACATGGAACAATTTGTAGAAATGGTTAAAGAATTTGGTGTAAATGTCACAACGGCAGAAAATTCATTTGTAGTTGGAGATAGTGAAGGTACAGAAGGTACCGTCAAAGAAATTACACCAGGCCAATATGCTGAAGAGTATAGTAAAAAATATACTACTGGAGGCATGATGGATCAAATGAGAGCAAATATTGAAGAACTTGCTAAGAGAATTTGATCAACCGCAAATCTATTGCGATATGGACATGGTGTTGGTCGACTTCCTTGGTGGAGCGGCCGATGCCCTTGGCGTAGATTTTCGTGAAGCAAATAGAGAGACACGTTGGTCTATTCTAGACAATCAACCTGACTTCTTTTTTAATCTTCCACCAATGCCAGATTATAAAGTTTTGTGGAATTTCATACGAAAATTTGACCCATACATATTGACAGCCGCCCCAAAATCTAGTTTTGAGAAGGCATCAATAGATAAAAAGAAATGGTGTAAGAAATATCTTAAAATAGATGAATCAAGAGTATATACAGTGCAAAGACAGGATAAAAAACACTTTGCAACTGACGGAAGAGATGGTCGAGCAAATATTTTGATTGATGACCATCCAAAAAATATTAAGGAATGGAGAGATAATGGTGGTATAGGTGTCTTACATACACCTTTTAATGCAAAAAATTCTGTTAAACAATTAATTAATATTGGATTTGGGAGATAATATGGCTGAAAAATCAGCAAAAAAGACAGAAGCAAAAGCCGAGGTTAAGAAAGCACCGGTAGCACCAGCACCTAAGCCTGCACCAGCACCTAAGCCTGCTCCTGCTTCATCTAGTACAGAATGGTCTGAAAAGGGTTTCAAGTCAGCAGAAGCCTACGAAAAATATAAGAGTAAATTTAACTAAGAGGAGAAACTATGTCTTGGGGAGTTATAGATAATAATGCAAGTAAACCTGCATATCTAAGTGCAGATAGTAATGCACCACAGGGTGATCAAAAAGATAACTGCTTTGGTGTGGATGCAGATGAAGTTGCCGCCGCAACTGATGATGGTAAAGGTGGTATTCATCAAGGGTTTGTTGTGAAAAGAACTAAAACACGATATGCTGAAGGTACTGCAACGGCTACAACTAGCACGTATTATGAACCATTAGTATGTGTTAATATTACAAGTGGTGACTTAGAAGATTCAGATTTCCCTGATTCTTAATTTTTAATTATATTATGGAGACATGATGGATGACAATATTTCGTTATTAAAAACGATTGAAAAAACGTATACAAATAATGAATTGATTGAAATTTTAGTTTATAAAAAGAACGAGATCGATGCACTTTTTCAAGAACAATCTCTTGAATTAGATCGTATTGGCCGTGAGAGAGATGAACTAAATAAATTAGAAGAAAATGTTCGTTATGAATTAAGTGGTTTACATGGTGCTAGAACAGTTCTAGACCAACTTATAAACGATAATAGTGTGAAGACAAAGCAAGAAAACGAGGAACAGTAAAACATCCCTTTTACTGTTCTCTTATAGTATGAACAGTCTTGGTTGAGTCCCAACACTCTCAGGAGTAACATGGCTGATAAGAAAATGACGGCCTTAACGGATCTGTCCACTGGTATCGCTTCCGCTGATATCTTACATGTGGTCGATGATCCTAGTGGCAGTCCGGTAAATAAAAAAGTTTCAGTTTTCAATTTGTTTGGAAACTTAAATCATGTAACCGATTCCGGTGATAGTTCTGGTAGAACTTTTGTTGCCGCAACTCAAAACGTAGGAAATGATGCCACATCTGGTGATACAATTCCTTTAAGTTCGCATACAAATTTTGTCAAGACATCATCTAGTGCAAGAACGGTACAATTTCTATATGGATCAAAATTTTCTGCTAACGTTCAAGGTGCATTTGCTAATGTAACTGGAGTTGTAGCAGGATCTATTATTCATGTAGACATTACTAATGGTGCGACACACAGTTCTATCAATACTGCATGGTCTTCAGGTACCGCAAGGGCATATGGTATGAAAATTCAATTTAGTGATTCAGATAGTACGACACGATCTATGAAACCTGATGCTTTCATCTGTTTTGATGACGAGCATGGTTCATCGGCAAATCGTTCACCTGGTGCATATCCAGTTCAATATTTGTTTGAGTTGGGTTCTAATGCATCTGGTTTTGTCTCTATGACAAATGCAGGAAATACTGTTGTGAATGCTCACCAAACAGGAAACAATAATATTATGGTTTCCGCTAATTGTGCTGATACAGCCGCCGATACCAGAGTAAGGTGTAAAATTAATGGTACCGATTATTGGTTACTAGCAACATCGAATACTAATATAACTAACGTTTAAGGTATTCGTATCATAAAGTAGGACTATGGCAGATAAACGCATATCAGGTCTTACTGCAATGACCACTATCAGCAAGGATGATATCTTGCTGGTAGTGGATGATCCTGCAGGAACACCTACAAATAAAAAAATCTCGATTGAAAAATTCTTTGCTAATGTAGAACCTCAAATAGTTTTTGCTAACGTAAGTGAGGCATCAAATTCTACTTCAGCAAGTGTTACATTTAGAGGTGGTATAGGTGTTTCTAAAAATATAATTGTCGATGGTAATGTAACAGTAAATGGTGTTTTTACATTAACTGGTAATGGTGCAATCACTAATTTAAGTTCTAATATCACTCCTGATACAACAATCACATATGACTTAGGCAATTCTACTGCATCATGGAAAGATGCTTATGTGCAAAAAATTACAGGACATACTGGTGCATTAGAGATTAGTGCAAATACAACATTATCCGCTAATTTAACAACATCTGGTGCAAATGTTTGGATAAATGGAACAGATTTTGTAATTGATGCAAATACCACTGTCAAAGCAAATCTAGTTGTTCATTCAGACTCTACAAATACGGTTATTAATTCTGGCAATACTCACATCACAAGTAATACGTTACTCGCTGGAACAGATACAACCATATCATCAAATTTAACATCATCTGCTAATATTACTCACACAGGCGCATTGAGTTTGTTTAATGGGGCAAATTTAACTTCTAATGCTAATACAACATTTTTTGGTAATGTTGCATTAGGAGTGACAACTGGAGCAGGAAATCCAAAAGGTGCCGATACTGCATTAGTAACACTTGGTGCGACAAATACAAGCGTAACTTCTAATGCAACAATTGCTGGAACAAATACCGTTGTTTCATCAAACGTTACAATGAGTGGTGCAAACGTAAACATCACAGGTACAAATAATTACATTACTGCGAATACTACATTAACGGCAAATCTTAATATTTCTGGTGCAAACGTTTATATAAATGGAAGTGGAGTTGCAAATGTTTATGTAAAAGGTAATATAACAACAACAGGCAACACCTCATTAGGAGATGATCTTACAGTAGCAGGTAATGTTAATGTTACTGATACAACAGATTCTACATCAAATACTACAGGATCAATTGTAACTGCTGGCGGTATTGGTGTAAAGAAAAACGTAAGAGTTGGTGGAAATTTAACAGTTCATGGAAACATACATGCGAATGGAAATATAACTGCCGATGGTGGTACTGTAACATTAGGTGATTCAGCAGATGATACTGTACAGTTCAATGCTGACTTAGGGTCATCACTCATTCCATCCGCTGATTCAACTCATGATCTAGGATCAAATAGTGATAGGTATAGATTTTTATACGTTGATGATGTGATTGCAACAGGTAATGTAAATGCTTCTGGGGACTTAACCGCTACCGGTAATGTTTCTGCCTCATTTGGTAATTTTACAAATAATGTTAAAATATCTACTGATAAATCTCTTCAATTGAGAGATGACACTGAGTTTATAAAATCAAATGCAGATGGCGAAATTACTATTGGTTCAGCGACAAAAGTTACTATAACAACAACATCATTAAATACATCTGCAAATACAACTCTCGCAGGTCAAACCGCTAATGTTACTGCAAATCTTTTTATTTCTGGTGCTAATACTAAAATAAATTCTGCTAATACTACATTAGATGGTACAAAAACTACTATTGCAGGAACTGATTTGGTAGTTACTGCAAATACTACTTTGCCTCAATTCACATCAAATACTATTCTTGTAACAACTGGTGCTAATACGAATCTTGGCGGTTCAGTTAATATCTCTGGAAATGTAGAGATGTCCGGAACCGCAAATGTTGCAGGTAATACACACATTGGTGGAAAATTAGATCAGGTAGGAAACGTTATAATAGGTACTGGATCCGCAGGTGCTAAAGTTACGATACATGCAAATAACGATATTCTTTTAAATTCAAATGGCACAACAAATTTTATTAAACTTGACACAAAGAGAACGGAATTATATTCTAATGTAAATTTAGATATTGCAAAACATATACTCGCTGGAAATGGTGTATATGTTCAGGATGGCACTTCAGTTGTTTTTGGTGGTCAAATGACAATAAATGACACAACTTCAACTGAAGGCACGTTATTGTTAGAAGATGGTACTGCACATGATAGTGGAACAGATAATGGTTCTTTTATTTTAGAAGATAGTGCTACTGATAGAATAGCCAGTAATTCAACAGGATTAATTATTGGTGGAGATATGATACTTGATGGTACAGAAATATCTTCTGCTAATGGTGTAGTAAATCTTGGAACTTACAATGGTCTCGCAAATGGTGTCATTAGGATAAGCGATGCATATAATCTTCCAAACACTGCTGGTTCAAATGGACAGTTTTTAAGATTGTTGAATGGTAATCTTGTGTTCTCATCTGGTACTGGTGTGAACATGGTCGATTTGAGTGATGACACTTCGCCTCAATTGGGTGGTAAATTAGATACGGCCGATAATATCATAACAAACGATGCACAGGCAAATGTAGTAATTCATGGAAATACAAGTGTATCAGCAAGTGCAGGTGTTAAATTAGGAAGTCACGCTACTCTTTATACTTTTGTAAAAGACTCTAATGGTAGATTAGGAATAAATACAAATGATCCTCAAAAATCACTAGAAGTTGTTGGTACTTTTGGTGCCGCCAATGATTCTGAGTTTAGACAGAATTTAGATATAGCGTTACATAACGGTTCAGATGTAGGTTTAAAATTGGCTGGCGCTCTTATTACATCGACCGCAGCCGAGATCAATAAACTAGATGGGTTTACAGGTGATGTAGCAGATCTTAATAAGTTGTCTGGTACTTCTGATACACTAGCCCCTGCCGACTTAGATGCAATAGAAAATTTTGAACAAACTGTATCATCTACAACTGATACTTTGACAATTAAAGACGGTAATATTTGTCTTGATGTTGCTAGTCATGATCTTGCTACATATGGACTAAAACTCGCAGGAACACTTGTAACATCATCTGCCGCCGAATTAAATATTCTTGATGGTTGTTTGGCAGACGTAAATGAATTAAATAAATTACAGATTGTTAATGATGGTCAGACACAGGTTTCAAGATTTATACATACAGATTCAGAAAATAGAGTAGACTTTACCGCACTTGATGGATCAAAACCTGGTCAAGTGACAGTTGCAAATGTAGTTGTAACAGGCACTACAACATCTTCATCTAATACAACTGGAGCATTAAAAGTAACAGGTGGTGTTGGGATTGCTAAAAGTGTAAATGTAGGTCAAAAATTGACAGTGCATGGTAATACAGTCTTTAATTCAAATGTTACTATGTCCGCAACTGTTGCAGGTAATCAAATATTTTACGATAAAACTGCCGATTCACTTAGCATGAAAATACGAGCAGTTGGTATTGGCACAACCAGTCTAAGTACAAGTGATTTGGGAGCAACAGCCAACAACGTATTGGCTATTGGCAACGGAGTCGCACCGACATCATTACCAGACGGTCAAGCATATTTGTATGCAAAAGATGTAAGTGGTGAGACACACATTCATACTATGGACGAAGGTGGTAACGAAACGAAACTTGGTCCTCATAATGAGGAAGGAGAGTGGGAGTTTTATTCTAGAAATACAAAAACTGGTAAAGTGACTAGAATAAATATGGAACGAATGATACGTAAGTTAGAAGAATTTACAGGAGAAACTTTTATTGAACATGAATAATATGGAGTATTATGGATAAAGAGCATGTACAAAGTGAAATTGAAAGATTGACAAAAGATAAACTTCAAATTGAAACATCGATTGTCACATATGAGAAAGAATTATTAAAGTTAAAGGCACAGAATGATATGTTGACTGGTGCTTTACAAACTTGTAATTATTTTTTATCTCAATATGAAGAAGTAAAAGAAGAAACTGATAGTGTTTGAGAATTTGAATGAGGATAATTTTATATTATATGCAATGAAATATTATGATAATTCACAGTGTTTGAGTGAAGTTGAATTTCATAATGACTTGAAGATTATAAAATATATCAAAAGATTATTAAATAGATATTCGAAGACGGGTGAGATAAAAGAAAGATTAATGCTTAATCATTTAATTATGTTATCGAATGTTTTTCCTGTACCAGTATTAGTCAGAATATTGTTTTTAAAGATACCAGAAGAGTATTGGAAAGAATTAAAGACGTTTTTAATTTTTTTGAAATATATGCCAGAAATGATTTCAAGTATTAATCAAAGAACTATAATTAGTTCAGATATAGGTGTTGATTTGCATATAGCAGAAAAACTAAGGAAAATTTAATGTCACTTTTAAAGTCAGCAGGAAACATATATTTTGCTTATCAATTTTTAACGAAATTGACAACGCCATTTGATAAGACAGATGCTTATAGATTAGGCATAATAGATGAAAAAGGTAAAGTATTAAAGAAGAGAAGTAAACTTAAAAGTCAAGAAGAGAAAGATGCATATACAATAACTGATACGATGATCTTCAATCTTAAAAAATTATTGGGAAAAGTACCTGGTGGTAGAACGAGATTTGCAACTTTTGCCGCCGCATTATTTTTATTAAAAGAAGATTTGACTTACAGGCATTATCAAGATCAGAGTTTTTTACAAGAAGAGTTTTTTAAGTTTATGAAAACAGATGAAAAAGATGTACAATTGGTAAGAGAACAGATTACATTAAGAGAAAATTATCTTGAAGAGTTGGATGCGGGTAGTGGTAATATAGCGAGTATTGGAGTGGGTCCAGATGGTGAACCTCCAGGTATCACGGCGGCACAAAAAAAGAAAAAACGAGAAAAATTTGCAGGAGCAGAAGTTTTTACAGTTGATCCAAATGTGTTCATGAAAGCAAGATTTGGAAAAAAGAAATATGCAAAATATGAAAACTATGTGGGTAATGATGGAGTAGGTGAAGAAATAAGACAATACGGTAGAGCAAATCCTAGTAAACCTATCATAATTAAAGATAGTTTAACAGGTGCCATGCTTTATCTTAAATACGGAAAAGATAATGCAAGGGTTCAAAACTTTTATTAAAAACAGTAAGAAAAGATCTGATGGTAAATCAACTTTGGAATACTCAACTGGTGCTTTGCCACCAACTGATGGAAAATGTCCAGAGGGATTTATAATGCACAATGAATTAGGAGGTTGTGTGCCAGCAGGACCAGAATTGCATGATATGAGTATGCCTGAGGTGGGTATTTCATATCCTGAGGGAACCCCAAAAAATGTTTAGGAGTTAAATGGCAGTTATAAGACAAAATTTAGAATTATTATCTCCAGAAGAAGGTAACGGTGAAAGTGCAAGACAAAATAAAATCACATTTTATGGTTTTAAAAGCGGAGATGCAGATTTCAATGATGTCACAAGTGGTATCGGACCTACGACTCAAGAAACAGGTACTGGATTGAATGATGCAACATTTGGAGGTGTCTTTACTGGTGGTGGGACAAAAACCTATCAAGTAAAAATTACAGCCACTGGAACACCAGATTCTTTTCAATATAGTAGTGATGGGGGATCTTCTTTTAATGGTGTTAATATAGAAATTAGAAGTGATGGTGTTCAAGCATTAGCCGAAGGTGTTACAATTCTTTTTGGAGCAACGACAGGTCATACGCTAAATGATGTATGGGAATCAACAGTTATTGTTCCTCTGACAACATTAACTGCACCACATAAAATGGCTGAAATTGAAGTGAACCATCCAGGAACAAGTGCTGACATAAAAGGTAGATTGATTTTGAGATCAAATGATGGAGGTACGATTGGAAGTAATTCTATTCATGCCGCCGTCGGATCTCCCGCCACAGGTGATTTTGCAACAAGTGGTACGTATACTGGCGGTCCATCACCAGTTACTTACTATATCAAAACAACTAATGTAACAACTAACCCACACAAATGGGCATGGAGTACGAATAATTCTAATTATAGTGCAGATATTGACATGTCTGCCTCTGCATTAGATGTAGAAAAAGGTATTCAGATTACGTGGACAGGTGTGCAAGCAGGTGATTCAGTTGGTGACATTTATAAGTTTTCGGTTGGACAAGATAATGTTCAATTACATGCAAATGGAGACATGGTCGTTTCTGACAAAGTAGTTTCAGAAGGTAACACATATGTACCTAAAATTTTTGATGTTAGCGGAACATTATTAAATACATATTCTTAATGGAGAAATAAATGTCTGAAAGAGGAGTAAAAGAAACAAGAGAAGTATTAGCGTTTGTATTCAGTATGGCTAATGCAATTAAAATTAGTTTAGCAGATGGAGATTTTGATTGGTATGATGCAAAAAACTTTGTTGATCCTCTCAAAAAAATTGCTCCTGCCGTAGAAAATATTGATGAAGTTCTACCTGAAATCGAAGATTTATCGGTAGATGAAATTGTAGAACTTGCTAAATATTCAATGACTGAGTTGGGTTTAGGTGGTGATATCGATGTAGATGCAGAAGTTGATGCCGCCGTAGAAAAAGTAAACGATGCTATTGCCATGGGTAAAAGTTTATTAAAGATGGTAAATAGTATTGGATAAAGAAATGAGACACGAGACTCTACTACAAATGGTTGTTACCCCGATGATTGTAGCAATCATTGGTATTGTAGGTTGGAGTCTCATTAATGTAGTAGAACTAAAAGAAGACATTGCAACTGTCAAGACTGAGGTAAGACATATTTCAGAGACGGTTGATAAAATGTCTGCTCAACTTGCTTTGAATAGTGAAGTAGAGGAACTAGAGTATGCAAAACAATGATCTCGAAAAATTAGCACAATCTGTAAAAAAGAAAACCAAGACACGAGATCTTGCACCTCTTTATGAGTATGCAAAAAAACATAATATTGACGAAGAAGAATTGTGCAATGTCATTAGAAAAGTCGGCCTATAACTTGACTTTTAACATTTTTATTATATAATGTTCCTGTGGAATATATTAAACCTATATGGAATTTAGAAGAAATTCGATCTTTAGATTATGAGTTTGTAGAAACTTATCAAAAGAATCCTTCTTACGACCATTATCATCATAGCAGATATAAAGATATCATTGGTAATGAGGCATATTATCTTCCAAAACCTATGCCATCTTTCATCGATGAAATTATAAAATATTCAATATTCGATGAATTTGATATAGTATTACCAGGTATACATCGAATGCAACCTGGAATGGTATTGCCATTACATGCAGATCCTTTTGGCAATATTAAGAGGTTGTATAATATCGAAGATATAGAACAGGTTTATCGATACTTATTCTTTTTAGAAGATTCTAAACCAGGACACCTGACACAACTTGAAGACAAAATAATAGTGAATAATGAAGCAGGTAATTATATAAAATGGAAAGGTTCTGCTCTACATGCCGCCTTTAATATGGGCACAGAAGATAGATATACGATGCAGATAACATGTTTCCAGAAATAATAGAAATAAACCCTACTGAACTTTGTAATAGAGCATGTTCATTTTGTCCAAGAGGTTCTGGTTATCCAAATTTGAATCAAAATTTAAGTTTGAAAGATGCTCAAATATTATTTGACAAAGTTAAAGAATTTAATTATAATGGTAATTTTCACATTACAGGTTTTGGTGAACCCACATTAAATCCGAATTTTGTAAAAATAGTTGAACTTTTTCGTACAAATAAAAATATCAAAATTAAAATGACCACAAATGGTGATTTCATAGGCAAAAAAGATTTTTCTTGGTTCAGTAATTTTGATCAAATAAGAATATCGATTTATGATGGTGATGAGAGATATGAAGAGGTGAAACAACTGACAAAAAATTATTCAATGGTAGATATTAAAAAGCAATATGAAAATGTTCATTCATTTAATAATTGTGGTGGGTGGTTTCCTGTTGATGATTTAGTAGACAAAACTTGTTATATACCGTTTTACAGACTTAAAATAGATTGGAATTTGGATGTTAGATTATGTTGTCATGATTGGAAAGTAAAAAAAGTAATTGCAAATTTAAAAAATGATACGCTTAAAAATATATGGTATGAGTCTTTTAAAGAGGTTCGACAAGAACTAATACAAAATAATAGAAAAAATATCTCACCTTGTAATAAATGTAATGTAAATGGTACAATAAATGTGTATACAAAACAAAAATCGGGTGAAAAACATTTTGAATTTTTTAAAGAATATTATGGTTAATTATGAGCATCTACGTTGATCAAAAATACGTCAATCTACTATCGGGACAATTAGAACGATTCACACGTAAGAGAGATGATCTGTATAATTTCAGATGTCCTATCTGCGGTGACTCACAAAAGAAAAAACATAAAGCGAGAGGCTATGTCTATCGCAAAGAAAATCTTTTGTTTTATCGTTGCCACAATTGTTCTGCAAGCATGAGTCTAGCAAATCTTATTAAAGAAATAAATCCTGCGTTGCATAAACAATATGTGATGGAGAGTTATACAAATAATGCTTCTACGTTTTCACCAGTAGAAAAACCTGAATTCAAGTTTGAGCCCCCAAAGTTTTCTGACAGTCTATCACCTTTGCAAAAACTAGATTCAGTTAATTCATTAGACGATGAGCATTACTGTAAAGAGTATGTGGTTAAACGAGGCATACCAAAAGAGCATCATAGAAATTTATTCTATGCAGAAAATTTTAAGTCATTTGTTCATGAACTTGAAATTTCCGATGATGATATATATAAGCATCTTTATGAGGAGCCGAGGTTAGTAATTCCTTTCTTTGATAAATCACGGAAGATGTTTGCCGTTCAAGGACGAGCCCTTGGTCAATCGGATCTGAGATATATTACTGTAAGAATTGATGAACAATACCCCAAAATTTATGGTCTTGATAGAGTTGATATAAGTAAGCCAATTTATGTAGTCGAAGGTCCGATTGACTCCTTGTTCATAGAAAATTGTATCGCAGTTGCAGGTGGTGATTTAGTTTCAGCAATAAAACATTTCATTAATCAAGAACTGATATTTGTTTATGATAATGAAAGAAGAAACCGTGAAACGATTAAGAAGATGGAAGCGACAATCGAAAGACAACATAAGATTGTCATATGGCCTCGGTACATAGAGCATAAAGATATTAATGACATGATTTTAGGTGGAATAGATGTTATAAGTGAGTTGAAAAATAATGTTTATTCTGGTCTAGTTGCGAAAACAAAAATGTTGGAATATAAAATATGAAAATACATAAGCATGGTTTTGTGAAGTTATTAGAAGTGATGGGCAATGATGAGGAAGTCGAAAATGCCGCCCGAATTAGTTACGGTGAAGGTACACGGAAGGTAAGCCAAACAAGAAACCTAATTCGTTATTTGATGAGACACAAACATACATCACCATTTGAGATGTGTGAAGTGAAGTTTCATATCAAACTACCAATATTCGTGATGAGACAACTTGTTAGACATAGGACTGCTAACATAAACGAATACTCTGGCCGTTACTCTTTGATGAGTGACGAGTTTTATTTGCCTGCTGAAGCCGATGTACAAGAACAATCAACATCAAATAATCAAGGTCGTGGTAAAGACTTAGACGAAGAAAACAAAATATTCGTGCTTAGCCGAATGGTTAATGTTACGGATCAGGCTAAAGAGTGTTATAGACAAATTGCCACCCCAAGCCCATTAGATGGATTTCATGAAGGGTTTAAGGGTATTGCGAGAGAACTTGCAAGAACAGTTTTACCAGTTTCTAATTACACGGAATGTATTTGGAAAATAGATCTGAACAACTTTTTTCATTTTGCTAAATTACGTATGGATGCTCACGCACAAAAAGAGATACAAGATTATGCTAGTGCTATGTACGAATTGGTAAAACCAAAGTTTCCTATATGTTGTGAAGCATTTGAGGACTATATTCTTAACTCAAAAACATTTTCCGCAAAAGAGATGAAGATCATAAAAGAGAATCTTAATGGAAGTTGGGTTATGTCTAAATATGGTTTATCAGAACGAGAATCAAAAGAATTTTTAGAGAAGTTAAAATAAGGAGTAACAATGCCTCTACCTACCGAGTACCAATCTTTTATACATTTATCACGCTACGCCAGATGGAATTATGATCTTAAACGTAGAGAATCTTGGGAAGAAACAGTCGATAGATTTATCAATTTTTTCAAAGAACAATTAGATACTAAACATAGTTTTAAATTAGAAAATGGGTTAGAGGCAGATATGAGAGAGGCTATCACTAATCTAGATGTCATGCCTAGCATGAGATGCTTGATGACCGCAGGTGAAGCACTCAAAAAGGAAAACGTTGCAGGATACAATTGTTCTTATGTCAAGGTAGATGCTCCAAGATCTTTTGATGAAATACTTTACATTCTCATGAATGGTACGGGTGTAGGGTTCTCGGTAGAAGAAGAATATGTAAATAAGTTACCACCAGTAGCAGAAGAATTTCACGAAACAGATACCACTATTATTGTTGCAGATTCTAAACTTGGTTGGGCAAAGGCATATAAAGAATTGCTATCATTAGTGTGGCAAGGTCAAATACCAAGATGGGATTTGTCAAACGTAAGACCGGCAGGGACGCCTCTTAAAACATTCGGAGGTAGAGCCTCTGGTCCAGAACCACTTGAAGAACTATTCAAGTTCACAATAAATACCTTTCAGAATGCCGCTGGACGTAAACTTAAATCGGTAGAAGCACATGACATTGTATGTAAAATTGCTGAAATTGTTGTCGTTGGTGGTGTTCGTAGGTCTGCCCTTATCAGCCTGTCAAACTTACAAGATGAGTCAATGCGACATGCTAAGTCGGGACAGTGGTGGGAGAATAATCCTCAACGAGCCCTCGCCAATAATTCGGTTAACTATAAAGAAAAGCCAGACATTGGGACTTTCATGCGAGAGTGGTTATCCCTCTACGATTCTAAATCGGGGGAGCGTGGAATCTATAACAGTATGTCGGCCAGAAGACAAGTAGAGAGTCTAAACAATGAAGAAGAAATCAGAAGAGAACCAAGAGATGACTTTGGAACTAACCCCTGCAGTGAGATCATACTTAGAAGCAGAGAGTTTTGCAACCTTTCAGAAGTCGTTGTCAGAGGACGGGACACTGCCGAATCACTACGCAAGAAAGTTAGGATTGCGACTATCCTTGGCACATTTCAATCAACCCTCACAAGTTTCAAATACCTATCCAGAGAGTGGAAACGAAACTGCGATGAAGAACGACTTCTCGGAGTTTCTCTCACAGGAATAATGGATAATTCGATTACCAACGGTAAGAAAGGTAATCTTGAACAACTGTTAGAAGATCTTAAACAAGAAGCGGTTGCAACAAACAAAGAGTATGCAGAGAAACTTGACATTCCACAATCTGCCGCCATCACATGCGTTAAGCCAAGCGGAACGGTTAGTCAATTAGTAGATTCTGCATCAGGTATTCATGCAAGACATAATCCATACTATATTAGAACAGTAAGAGCAGATAATAAAGATCCGTTGTGTGCATTTATGAAAGATGCAGGGTTTCCAAACGAAGCAGATGTAATGAAACCACAACATACAACTGTATTTTCATTTCCAATGCAGAGTCCAAAGAATGCAATATTCAGACAAGATATGACTGCAAAAGAGCAACTTGAACTTTGGCAGAAATATCAGACACATTGGTGTGAACATAAACCATCAGTAACGATCTCTGTTAAAGAGCATGAGTGGATGGAAGTTGGTAACTGGGTATGGGATAACTTTGACAGTATCAGTGGTATCTCATTCCTGCCTTTTAGTGAACATACATACAGACAAGCACCATATCAAGATTGTACAAAAGAAGAGTACGAAGAAGCATTGAAAGCAATGCCGAAGAATGTTGATTGGTCACAGTTGTCTAAATACGAGGAGCAAGACTTTACCGCTGGAGCACAAGAATTGGCTTGTGCCGCCGACGGTGGTTGTGAAGTGGTGGATATCTAATGCGAGTATTGTCAGATGCATTGACTGAGAAAGATGAATTGCATCAGACTATCAGGCATTATGAGAATTTACTTACAGAAGAACTTACAGTACCATCACATTTATATAATGCAATGAAAATAAAAGAATTGCGAGATAAATTACATCATTATAAGGCTGAATACGATGGATATGTCAATGGTTCCAGAACACTATGCGGATAATCTCCTAGCGGAGATCATGGACGAAGTTGAAGATGAAATGACTAGGGTTTCTAACTTACGTGAAAAAGTAAGAAGAAACCCTAAACCAGACCTTAATCATTTGGTCATGCCAGAACGACTTAAATGTTATTCTGACGGACTTAAACATTGTTATCACTTATTAAGAAGATACAGGGAGTTGGAGAAACCTGCAAATGAGCGAGATTGAAAAGGATTTCGATTGCATAGAGTGTGGTGAGCATTACATAGTTACATGGACCAGTCATAGGGCTCCATCACACTGTCCTTTTTGCGGTGCCTACGTAGAAACACCAGAAGAAGATGAAGATAATTGGGATTGATTATTCACTAACCAGTCCTGCAATAACATTATACAATGGAAACGATAACTGGAATTA